GGTAAATCCATCACCGGGAAAATCTCCTCCCTAATCGGGAGTGCCGTTGCTCGGCAAGAGTCAAAGAAATTTGAAATCTTTGGCCCACTCAAAAGAACCTTAGTTCTATCGAGAACTTCGATAAAGTCTGTGTTCGATACTTCCGAACAAATTCGTAAAGAATTTGAACGGTTGAAACGATCATTTGCCTTATCAACGTTAAAATTAAGTGATTTGGAGGAAGTCCATTTTAGAGGAAAAGAGGACAATGTCGACTTTTTAGTCGGTACTGTTCCTTTTCCCTTGGCGGACCTCAAAATCACTTTAGAATCTTCAAAACAGAGAATTCGAGCTTTAGAAGTCGAAATCAAAGGTATTGAACATTCTTTGCCAATCGAAGAAGATAAACTTCTTTCTATTTGTCCAGAGATGCTAAAGGAGAAGAATGTATGTAAACAACATTCTTCAGCTTATGAGCTCTGTCAAAATAGAATTATCGATTTGACAAGAGAAAAGAAAGAAAAACAGGCCTTAATTGAAAAAGAACGTTCGAAAGAACATGTTCTTTTAAAATGGGTTAGTCTAGCAAAAGATGGTTTCACTTTTGCTTATCCGACTAACAAGCCTAAGATTCTCCCTTTCTCTATTATCATACGTAAAGGAGTCGATGAAAAATTACTTAACGATTTAGTTAAGTTTTATACTGGGCTTGGTATTTACCACGCTCAATTCATCGACATTGAAAAATTTTACGATGGTGATGTATTACTTACTATAGAAAAGGACTTAGAAAAGCCTACAGCTGCTGAATCTGCAATGTATTATTTGCAGTCTCTTCGGTCTGTTAAGAGTAAGAAACATCTTGTTAAAAACATTCCCATATCCCTAGTACCAGAGATCAAATTTTCCCAGACTCAAATCGAGTCTTTAGGGAAATTTTGCGCTCATTGCGAGGAATGGGAGCATGAATGTAAGTGTAAAGAAACTTCGGATTGGATAGATATTTCTATCCGGAACAAACCCGAACCATCTTCGCTTACTATCACGATTCCGCCGGTAAAACCAGCGGTTGTTCAACAGGCTCCGCCTAAGGCTCAGTTACAGAAACGTAAGAGTGATTCTCTCATTGTTACTTCTTCTAAGCCCCAGACTGAAAATGTTGTCAAAGAATCCACATCCTTCGCCGCCATCGTAGGTAAATCTTACGGTATATGGGACGAAGGAAAGGAAATCTTCTGCGATTTTCTTCTTTGCTTAAAAAGTGTTTTTGAAGGCAAAGCCGTTTTTTGTAAGCATTATACGTTTAATGGTTGTTATTACAACTTTATTAACCATATTTTATGTTATCATTCAAACGAGAAAATCCCAGATTCTAATGATCCCATCGTTAAATCGATGGTTTCATCTCTTTCTACATGCAAGACCTGTAAGGCCAGGCGGACTGATTACAATCACGCTTGTCCTGAACCGACCTATTACGGTAGAAAAGCTTCTTATTTTCTTGAACCAGATGCTCTAAAGTCTAGTGAGGAATTCATTTGTTCCAACAAAGCAGTTTATACTGCTGAAGGAAACAAATGGATTGCCCATGAACCTAGCTTTGATTCTGCATTTCAAGATGAAATTTCGAAATTACCTCAGAAACCTTCTGAGTTTCGAAATCTCATCGAGATAGAAGATGATAAGAAGAAAAATCCAAAAAATCTCCGAGAGGCATTTGAAACTCACGATTGGTCCTTATTTGAAACTCATCTAAATAAATATTTAGATGATTTTCTTAAGAAAAATGTGAATTCAGTACCTAAAGAAGTTCCTAGTGAAGTTAAGGCGTCTCCCCCTAAAAAAGAGAAGAAACAGACCCAAACTTCGACTGTAGAAACAATTCTTAAAGAGATTTGGCCAAAAGACGTCAAAGGGTCTCGCCGTTGGTTACGGCAAGCTCTTACGATTAACCCTGAGCAAGCAAAAAAAGATTTTGCTTCCGGGGCTCTAACGAAAGATAATTTTGATAAGTGGTATACACTTCATTCTAAATTACCCAAAATTGACGATAAAAAGCTTTTAATTTCTGAAATTAATAAGACTTGGTTTGACTTCAAGAAAAATAATCCTGATGTCAAAGTATACCAAAATCCTAAGACAGAAATTGAAAGAAAAGCGCTAGACCTGCGGAAGGAGCTTTGGAAAAAGGCAAAACCTCTATCAGAAGATGAGAGGAAAAAATTGTCTATTCCAAAGGTCCGTGTCCAAAAAAAGGAGGACAAGAAAAAGCCAGTTGCTAAAGGCAAAAAGGCTAATCCTTCTGCAGATCTATTAGGAGGACTCGCGCCGCTATTCGCGTTATTGAAGGAATTAAAAACAGTCTTTTCTTAGACTGTCCTTCGCAAATATCGGTCTTCGGTCCGAAGTCCTTAGCGTTTACCGGATTCAAGGTATATAAGCAAGCTTATATACCTCATAGTTTGCCGGTGGTACAATCAAATTTTATTGATTTTGTACAAAGTGTTATTCCTGAACATAGGAGATTTAAGATTCTAAAGAAAAATAATCTATTAGTTTCCCCTCTCGTTTGTCCGGAATATCAGCGTTTAGCTCGGAAGGAGGATTTTATTCTCTACTATAAAAAAGTAGAAAATAGCCTACCTTCCTCGCCTCTCGCTAGTAAGTTCCAAATTTCTTTTGAAGGTTATTTCTGTTTTTACAGATCCGTCGAATTTTACTGGAAGGGCTTTAAAAGACCTTTCAGTATTAGACAACTAACCCACATGAGATGGAACTTTCTACAGGACCCCGCAAAGTATTGTGAGGCTCTTAAAAGTTTATATAATAACTTAAGAGCCATAGTAATTTCACAAGCTTCGCGGAACCAGAATATATTAGATTTCTATTTTTCTGGTAACGTCCCGGACCTGAATAAACTTCAGGCTAGTGCTTGTATTAGAGCACTACCAAAATTTTATGGGGATACCGAACCTTACGTTCAACAATGTGTTGACCGTTGGACAGTACCGCGTCCACGCCCTGATCTCAGCGAATGGAATAAATGGATTGCCGAATGGGTCAAATTTAATCGACCAAAACGGATTCCTGATTTTTATCCTATTTCGCTAGGTTCTTCTGCTTGCCTTGAATATTCGCGAGCAGAGGGTGGACTTAATACAGCCGTAAAAGAATTAATGCGCGCTTCTCTTAATAAAGAGAGGTTGGCTCAATTTAATTCAGATATTAAAAAGATTCAAATGAAGTCTCTTTTCTCAGAAGATTTAACTCCTTATAGAAGAACTTTTCACTTGATCTATAGCTGTCTAAGTATGCTCGAACCCGCAATAGCGCACAGTAAGAAATGTGATGGATGTTCAAATCCATCTTTACATCCTCCTATGTGCATTATTGCTTTGCGGGAACGAGGTTTTAAAGTACGATTGCCGACAATGACTCTCAGTCCTATTATAATCTTAGGTAAAATACTAAGACAAGTAGCTGATAGTTATCTTCGGTCTGATCCTAGAATTCGAAATTCGCTTGAAGGGAATTTCATTCATGAATTCGACTTTAAAGGAAAAGTTTGGAGATCGCAAGATCTCACAGTTGCTACAGATCATCATCACAGAGAAATGACTAGGATTTTTTATAATTTAATAAATCCCGGTGTCACCTGGTGGGAAGATGCTGTTTCAGTTGTATGTAATTATTACACAATATTCTCTGGATCCGATTTAGTAACCTATAGGTTAATTAAATCGGAATTACAAATTTTTCAAATGGATGATTTGCCGATATTTCACAAGGATAAATTCCTTCAGAATTATCTCAGCAAATATCCACTTCTAATTGTACCAGAAAGTAAAGTAAATTTACATTGGAATAATGTTCACTCTCGTCACGGACGAGTAACATGTCAGGGTCAGCCAATGGGTGTTCCTACCTCTTGGCCTTTGCTCCCCTTAGTATCGATTTTTTGTTTCGAAAAATCTTCTACCAAG